AGGCTGGTGGTTATCTGCCACGGGGCTATCACATCATGCGCCGTCTGACTGATCCAGATGCGTTCTTTATTACCACTGACGTTCCAGATGGTCTGAAGCACTTCACCCGTTCAGCAATGAAAAAGGGTATGGAAGGCGACTTTGAGACTGGCAACGTGCGGTATAAAGTTCGTGAGCGTTACAGCTTCGGGTTTACCGACTGGCGCGGCATCTTCGGAACCGAAGGCGCAGCATAAACAACCCACTCTCCTCTTCCTTGTTGGGTCAAACTGGGGCGGTCTTCGGATCGCCCTTTCTTTTTGTTCAGACCTGTTGTATTGTGCCGACATCCCTGACAGGTGCGCCCTGCACCTGACTTAACCCACGACAGGAGATCGACATGGGTACTACAACTTTCTCAGGCCCGATTAAATCAGGCACAATTAAGGAAACCAGCGGAACAACTGTTGGTTCTAACATGAAAAACACAGGTTTTGTTGTCCTTTCGCAAACCGCTGCGATTGATCAAACAGCAACAACAACCACCACAGATATTATTATCCCCCCAAACAGTCAGCTTATCTCAATTGATGTGACTGTAACCACAGCGTGGAGCGGTGGAGCCACAACTCTTGGCCTTGGCGGCGTTGGTGCGGCAACCTCTCTAACTGCTGCTGGAGCCATCCAAGGCAACGCAGTGGGCATCGTGGCGGCAAGTCCCGGTACTGACGCAACGCGCACGTCAAAGTGGCTAAACACAGGCACAGGCGATCACAGGCTGATCGTGACCACAGCAAACACTGGAAATGGTGTTGGCGCAGTCACCGTTGTCTATGCACAAAGCAACAACGTAACATAATTTATTGGTGGGGTTTCGGCCCCACCAGCAATTTATAGGAGGGTCAAAGTGGCTAATATTACAAGCATAAAAACGCTTTCTGAAAATACCAGCGAAGTAGTCATGGCATTCCAATTGCAATATGTTGATACTGGCGATGAAGATGCTGTGAAAAAAGTTGATGTCTCAACTTTGACAAAAAGCGCAAACGGTGCGTCCTGCAATTCGGTAAGTCTTCTAGAGTGCTGGTGGATAATCCAAGGCATGACAGTCATGGTGGAAGCAGACGCAGGCACAGATGTCATTATGATGCATATGGCGGCTGATGATATTGGATACCAAGACTTCAGCAAGTTTGGTGGATTGCCATCGACGGTAGAATATGGAAGCACAACTGGTGATGTCCTATTTACAACAACTGGCCTTGGGGCCGCTGGCGATACATATAATATCGTCATGCGGATGAAAAAACATTACGCATAGGATTGCTTCATGGCGACTTCAGATACAGTAGCGTTTCGCCCAGATGTTGAAGAAATCATCGCAGAGGCATTTGAGCGGTGTGGGATCGATCCGCAAACCCAAACAGGTTACAAGGCTGTGTCTGCACGGCGCAGCCTAAACCTGTTGTTTAGTGAGTGGGCCAACAGAGGCATCAATTACTGGGCAGTGGAGCAAAGAACCCTGACGTTGGTAAAAGACCAGACAACGCCGTACACGCTTCCTGCTGGCACCATCGACATTATGGACGCCGTCATTAGAGATAGCGCAGGCACGGACACGTCTGACCAAATTATCAATCGTGTGTCCATTGCGGATTATAACCAACTGCCAAACAAAACATCTTCGGGAAAGCCATCACAGTATATGCTGGACAAGCAATATACGCCGCTGATTTATATCTGGCAAATACCAGACGTGACCACATACAGTTTAAATTATTGGTCGGTAAATCAGCTTGATGACATCACGGCCAGCAATCAAGACGCTGACGTGCCATACCGATGGAGCGACTGCATTTGCGCGGGGCTGGCAAGCAAGCTGGCGCTAAAAAACGCACCCGACAGGTTTCAAGTCTTGAACGAAATTTACGAAAGGGCATTCACGTTTGCGGCGGCGTCCGACAATGATGGCGTCAGTCTGAGGGTTCAGCCAACTGCGCTGAATTTATATTAATGGCAAAATACGCACGGGGCAAAAAATCTCAAGCGATAAGCGATAGAAGTGGCCTTCGGGTTCCCTATACGCAATTAAAAACGACTTGGGACGGCCTGCGCGTAGCGCCAGAAGATTGGGAGCCAAAAAACCCACAATTAACGCCTGCTAAAAATGTTGTTGATGCCACGGCCCTGTTTAATCCACGGCCAGACAATGACCCCGAAAATGTCGAAATATTTATTGGATTTAATTACGACATATTTGCTGATCGCAGATTAACAACTAATGTTGGAATTTCTGGCACAGCGTTTTCTGGACTTTCATCTTTAATTATTAACACAAATTTAGATGTAAATGGCGTTGGTGGTTCAGGAGGCTCTAGTGGGGAAGAGGTAGTTCTTGATCCTGTTGTAAGTGGCGTTTCTGGCAGCGGCGGCGTTGCCGTTGATCTTGATCAAGTTGTTACGCTGGCAGTGACAGTGCAAAATGTTGGTGGGGCAAACAAATACTTTATCGCTGGCGTTCAGCAAGACACGCTGGAATTAATGGAAGGCAGGACGTATTATTTCGATCAATCTGCGGGAACAAACGCAGGTCATCCATTGCGGTTTAGCACCACATCAAACGGAACGCATGGTGGGGGAAGTGAATACACAACAGGCGTGACAACATCAGGAACACCGGGTCAGGCCAATGCGTATACTCAGATAGTTGTTGCAGAAAATGCACCGACACTTTTCTATTATTGTTCGGTACATAGTGGGATGGGCGGTCAGGCAAATACTCCTGTATTCGCTTCTGTAGTGGTTGAATTAAGCGAGATCGCAACTGGTGTTGGTGGTGATGGTGACGTTGGGGATGAAATCCCTGCGGCGTTTGTGACAGGTGTTTCTGCAAGCGGTGGCGCAGGAGACGTTGGGGTCGAGACCCCATCAGTTATGCCAACGCCAAATGGTGTATCTGGAAATGGTGATGTAGGCTCTGAAACTATTCAACTATCAATAGCAGAAAATGGCGTTGGTGGCGCAGGGGCGGTTGGAAACATAACCGAAGAAGGCACAGAAAATGCGAATGGTGTTTCTGGGACAGGAGCAATCGGCGCAGAAACTCCAGAAATGTCAGAAGCTGTTTCTGGGCTGGCTGGCAATGGCGGTGTTGGAGCATCTAGCTTTGAATTAACCAAAACTCAATCTGGAGTTTCTGGAAGCGGTGATGTCGGTGTTGAAATTCCTGTCGCGCATCCAAGCGGAGTTTCTGGTGGTGGAGGAACTGGCGCGGTTGGCGTTGAGGCTCTTGAAATATCAATTGATGAAGCTGGTGTTGGCGGCACAGGTGCAATCGGCAACCCAACATACGTTGCTGACTTGCAAGCTGGAGTTGCTGGGGTTGCTGGAACTGGTGCAATTGGAGCGTCTAGCTTTGAATTAACCAAGCCTCAATCTGGAGTTTCTGGTGATGGCGAAATTGGGCCAGAAATTGTTCAGCTTGAAATAATAGAAGCTGGTGTTGCTGGAACAGGTGGCGTTGGCTCAGAGGCTATCGACATATCAATTGCAGAAGCGGGTGTTTCTGGAACGGGCGCAGTCGGTGCTGAAGTATTAGAAATTACAGTGACAGAGACTGGCGTTGGTGGAACAGGTGCAATTGGCACAGTAACTGAAGAAGGCACAGAAGACGCTGCTGGAGTGGCTGGAGACGGCGATGTAGGTGCAGAAACAGTGCAGCTTGAAAAAGTAGAGACTGGCGTTGGTGGCACGGGTGGCGTTGGAAATGAAAGCATAGATATACTTGGCTGGGGCAATGCTGGCTGGGGAGAAGATGGATGGGGCGAATAATATGAGCTACACAACACTAAAAGCCAATATCCAAGAATTTTTGGAAGATGACTCGACAGAGTTTGTTGCGTCTATTGACACGATTATAGCGCAGGCTGAAGAAATGGTTTTTCAGCGCCTACCAAATATGCCGTGCTTTCGCTCGACATCTGCTGCGGCCAATCTTGTGCAAGGTACGGCGTCATATACAATACCAACAGCGCGGATGATCCGACAGGTATCAATTACAGACACAAATGTTGTCACGTATCTCGACCACAGAGTTGATTCTTACATCCGAGATTACTGGCCCAATGCAACAACGCAAGGCACCCCACGAATGTACAGCACAGATAGCGCAGGAACGGCTGGGACAGTCATTACATTAGCGCCAACACCATCTGCGGCATTGGCCTATAGCGTAGATTTTATCGCCCCTGAGACGGGGCTAAGTAATGCCAATCCAAATACTTGGATTGACACTAACGCCTCCACAGTTCTTCTTGCTGCGGCTCTGTACGAGGCTTCTGCGTTTTTAAAAGCGCCAGAAACTTTATCTCTGTATAAAACCCAGTTTGACGAAGCAGTCCAACTTACAGTACAAGAGATGCAACGTGACTACGCAGCAGAATACAATGGAGGCATATAATGGCTATCACACAAGCAATGAGTACGCTCTTTAAAAAAGACGTATTGTTGGGCGACCATCATCTCGACAGCGACAGTATTTATATTGCGCTGTATACTAGCAGCGCAAGTCTAGGTGCGGCAACGGATGGTTATATAACCAGTAATGAAGTTGCCAACGGCAATGGCTACACAACAGGCGGTGTTGCGCTGGCGAGTAAGGCAGTAACAGAAAACAGCACCAGTGGTGTTTTTGATGCGGCTGACCCAGAATGGACAAGCGCAACATTCACAGCCCGTGGCGCTTTGATTTACAACAAAACGCTAGGCGATGCATCTTCAAACGCAAGAGGCGCAATTGCCATTCTTGATTTTGGCGGTGATTTTTCTGTTAGTGGTGGTACTTTTAAAATTGTATTTCCAGCAGCAACTGCAAACAATGCAATTGTAAGGATCGACTAAAATGGCTTCATCCTATGACAACGACTTACGCCTCAATGAAATGGCGACTGGCGATCAGTCGGGCGCATGGGGAACAGTCACGAACCTAAACTTGGAAATGATTGCGGAGGCGTTCAGCTACGGAACACGCGCTATTGCGAATGCCTCCACAGACAACATAACACTTGCGGATGGCGCATTGGATGCTGACCGTAGCATGTATCTAAAGCTGACTGGTGGTGGTCAGGCTTGCACAGTAACATTTTTACCAGCGACCATCTCAAAGGTCTGGCTAATTGAGAATGCAACCAGCTATACTCTGACATTCACCCAAGGATCAAGTGGTGCAAATGTTGCAGTGCCTGCTGGTCAAGTCAAAATGATCGCTACAGACGGTGGGGGCAGCACAAACGGCGTTGTCTACGATCTTTTGACAGACGTAAATCTGGCTGGAACAACGGTCATGGGAGACATTGCTGTAGGCGGCAAAGTCATAACAATGACAGGATCATCAGGCGACACGGCAACGCTGACTGTCGCGGCTGATGGTGCCTTGGCAATCGCCACTACAGACGCAGCCGCAGCAGCAGCCAACATATCCATTACGGCTGACGGCACATTTACTGCTGCAGGAACAACCATCACGTTGGACAGTGCTGGCGATATTATTCTGGATGCTGATGGGGCAGATGTAATATTTAAAGATGGCGGCACATCCATTGGAACTATAACCAACGCATCCAGTGACCTTGTCATCAAGTCTAATGTCGAAGACAAAGACATCTTGTTGAAAGGTAATGATGGAGGTGCAGAAATTACTGCATTGTCTCTTGATATGTCTGCGGCTGGCGCGGCTACGTTCAACAGCACTGTTACTCGCTCTTTAACACGAGGCTCTATTGATGTTGGCAATAGTTCTGGTGTGTCTACGCCTCTGGCTATCGGCGGTGCAAATACACTGCTTCAATCCGATGGAACAGATGCGTCTTGGGCTACTGTTTCTGGCTCAGATAGTCGGCAATCATATGTTACGAATGCTACTGTTGCCGCTAGAGCGGCAGTGTTTTTGAACAGTGATGGAACCGTGGATCAAACGGCTTCTTTCCCACTTGCAGACAATGACGTTGTAGTCAGCACTTTTAGCGCCCAACTTGGTGGGAACTATGGCATTCAATATAATGGTCATGCTGGTTCGTCAGCGTATAAAGATTCAGGTACTGTTGCAGACCGTAGACACGTAACAATTTATAAATACCGTGCTGGATCAAGTGCTGCGAATGCAAGGTATGTGGTTTCTGCTGTTGCTGCGGATGGGACAATGACCCACGGCACACCCGCTGCGTTTAACTCTTCAGGACCGATGAATAATTGTAACGTAAAGTACAACGCCAACATAGACAGGTTTATTGCTGTTTATGATTACGGTGGCTATGCGTCTGCTGGCAATTATGGCGGTATTGCGGTTGCAGTAGGTACGTTAGACGCCAGCAACAACACCGTAGCTTGGACGCATACGACTAATCTTGGTAATGCTGGAAGTGGTGCTACGCGAGGCTTTACTTACTATGATCGTTCTAACTCTATAGAAAGCCCAAGTTTTGACATTGCACAGGATGGCTCTCATCTCATGATTTCTCACATGGGGGATTACAACAACGAAGCTAATGAGAGCAACGCGTATCGCCTTTCCGTAAAAGTGGCTACTATCAACGCTGGCAACAACACTGTTTCTGGGGGGAGTTGGAAAGATGTGCTAAGTTCATCTGGTACAAAATGGTACCGATCTGGTGTATTTCCTTCAAGTATTCATTGGCATCAAAATTCTAGCCAATATATTGTGAATGCTGGTTCGGATGCCGCTACTACGCGATATGCTTATGGAGATCAGCAAGTTTTTCTGTTTACTGTAAGTGGCAATACACCCACACAAGTAAATTACGCCCTTGGGCCTTTAACTATGTCTGGTCTGGAGACAGGCGCAAACTCAGTTCCTCAAATATCATGGTACGATGTGACTAGCACAAAATGTTGGGGTATTGGCATTAATACAGTATCCACCACCGGCAGCATTAATTCTGGTGGCACTGCTGTTGCGCTTTATGAAATGACTGTTGGAAGTGGTAGTATTTCTAATATTAAAGGTAGACCTATTGCCTTGAAGGACACATCAAATTTTGCAAGTCTTCCATTATCTTCAAATGGCAGTTATCCTACGGTAACCGCAAGTGTAGTGTATGATAGTAGTGGAACGGCTTATATATTGTATAAAGCGGGAGCCGCAAGTGCTTCGGGCGGCATTATTGCCGTTATAAAACTAGCTTACGATGAAACAAACATTGGAGCATTGGTTTCTTTAAAAATTAATGAAGTAAGTTCAGACTTGACTATTCCTTACCCCAAAGGAGGGGGGTTTGTAACATACGACACTGGAAGAGACTTTTTGTTTACACTAGGCACGGATGTGTTTTTAGATGCACAAACATCAGCTTCGAATTATCAAATTGTTGCTCAAACTATTAATGTAGCAAACAACGGTAGCGGTTTAAATCCTATTGGCATACATGATAGTTCTTCAAGCGCATCAAGTGGAGACACTATAACGGTTGCACAGTCTGGTAGCGTAGTTTCTGGATTTAGCGGCCTTACCATAGGTGCGCCTCAACTGGGAGGGGGCAAGAGGTTGGGGTATGCCATATCTGCGACTGAAGTATTTGTAACCACTGATGGTAACGGAGGATAAGATATGTATGTACCAGAAACACTGGTTCCTTTTTGGAATTGGCATCCAAGACACTCTGAATACAACACACTACAAGCAGCTTTTGTGGTTTGGCGTAACTTAAAGTTATGTGAAAGTGATTTTATGGCTTTAGGCGATACGCCAACAATGTCTACGGATTGGGCAACATATCGACAGGCTTTGCGTGATTTACCATCTAATGCGAATTACCCTGCAAGTTTAACTGACCCGACGTTTGTACCGCTCGACCCTAACGGTGAGTAGTATGGATAAGCGCACAGTGGCCTCTGCACACAACAGAATTGATGATCTAAACGTCACCTTTGCGTCTCTACGCACAGAGGTGACCATACAGCACAAAGAGCTATTTACGAGGGTAAAGCGTTTAGAGGCAATTATGATCGGTGCCAGTGCGGCCATAATCGTGATGCTGATGACTGTGCTAACAAAGATGGGGTAAGAGCATGACACCAGAGACGTTTGATAAATTCAAAGTTTTGCCGCGAATAATGATGCTGGCTGTTACGGTATTGACGTATCAAAGTGTTCACTGGTTTATGTCTATCCCCCCAGATCAAGTAACAAATGCCC